TCGCTTTCGGGAATATCTGGGAGTTGCTTGCCAGTGGCCAGCATGAGCGTGGATTCATGGCTTCCCAAATACCTCAGCTCGCCGTCAGGTGTTACCCAGCCAAGCAGATTGCTCACTTGATCACCTCTACCAGCTTCAGGATGTCATCCTTGGTCTTGGGACTGACAGACTTGACGATTTTTCCTGCCTGATCCTGAAGTATGACGGTCGGTAAACCTATCTGACCAACGGTTGTTTGAAACCCTAGTCGATCTATGTCCGTCTCCTCGGCGGTGTACGAGCGATACTGTATCCCACGCGATTCTAGCAACTTGCGAATCTCTGGATCGGTACGCCATGCTTGTTGCTCCGGTTTGGATTCATCCACAACAACCGAAAACCACTTGATGCCACTGACTGGTTGAGGCTTTTCATCCTCGTCGGGTACTGGTGGCGGAACAGGTCGAACACCACCTTGTTCGATGGCGATGACACTTCCGCTGGACTTGCCCACAAAGTACGTAAATCCAGCATGGCTAAACACTACCCGTTCCTCGACTGCTGGCGGAACCAGAGTCGATGGAACAGGTTGTTGAGCCAGTAGAACTGCGATCAGAAGTCCGATCACAGGCCAACCTCCCATTGAACGGATTTGAGCTGCGACTGAATCGACTCTTCACGCTGGTTCATTGCCAGTTTGACGCTGGCCTCGTCGATGCTCACCAGCTCACCGTTGGCTAGCTTGGAGAGCAGTTCGCGGATCACCTCCACGATGATCGGAGTCAGCAAACGGATGATGATCTTGCTGATCATTTGCTTGCTTCCACTTCATAAATGTAAATTGCTTTGGGGCTGAATAAGCCGCGAGGTTTGGCCAAGAGGAATCTTGGTGGTCGTGGCTTGCCGTTGATTGGTCGGGGAGGCAGGAATTGAACCTTGACCTCTTTTTGCTCGACTGTGGTGGTCGTTGTGGTCACTGTCTGCTTTGGACACTGGCCAGACTGACAGGATTGAGCTGCAAGAACGATGTACTCTGCGAACAAGGATCACCTTACCTCTCTTGGGTTTAGGGTATGTTCCCGAAACAGATTTCGGGAACATTTGTCAACTATTTTCCTGACGTCAGGAAAATGGTAACCGTCTCGCCTGTCCTCTCGACGGTGAGACGGTAGGCGGGGAGACTGCTCACTTCTTCGGGTCTCTCAGAGACCTGCGGTAAGCTGCGATTGCGTAGATGATTGCGGCGGCAGCATACATGGTTTGCGGAATCGAAGGGTCGATCGAACTGCCTTGCACGGCTTTATCTGTGACGACCTGGGCCACAGGTACGATCCATCCATAGTCGGGATTGATGACTTCTTCGATCCGCATGTCATCAGCCCTTTGGTACTGGTGGCGTTTGGCCAGAGTTGAGATAGATAAGCGTTTGGGCGATCCCGAACGCCAGCGCCATGCCCAATGGGCTGGTGGTTGCAATAATCGAGTCAAGGTGTTGGCTTAGAACGCCAAGCGCCGTCACAGTTCCTGCAAGTGCCATGCGAATGATGATCGCTCTGGCTTGCTGGGCGTTGATTTGTCCAATCCAGTCGTTCATATCGGAGTCCTTCAGATTGGCCTGGGTGGCACTGGGATGACGGATGGGTTCCAGACGTAGTTCGGATCGTCCAGATAGTTTTGGAGCACTGGTGGAGGAACATTGACGAGCTGGGTGACCAACTGGGCGTGCTTTCTGGAATCCACGGAATACCGCTCAATAGCCTTTTGGCGTGCGAGCCGTTTTGCCATTTCTTCAGGCGTTGGCTTTTGTCTGCCTATCATCCAGTTAAGAAATTCTCTGCCTGTCATTTGGATAGCCCTCTTGGAACGGTGAAGCAGTGGCCCAGAACAATCCCCACCCCGAGAGCAAAGCTGAGTGAATGTTGGTTCACTTCCCAGATCGCTTCAGACCATGTCACGCCGCCAGACTGCCATTTGATCAGATCAACCAACAGCAGCACGATTACAACTGTGATCAACACGACAAAGTTCTTGGCGGCAGCACTGAAAGTCATCAGATTGGCCCGTTAGCAGTTCCGTTGGATGTTCCGTTGCCGTTATTGACAGGCCAGAGAGGTGGCAGGCTTGCGAAGAATTCGCCCACGGTTGGAAGTGCCTGAGTACCAGCCTGAACAGCCTGAACCATGCTGTAAAACAAGCTCCAGATTGAGTCGCGATAAGCAATTGCGGCATCGCCTTCAGACTTGTAGGTCGTGATGTTTGAGAGCGTCCAGCTTGTGGCCGAAAGGATGGAGTCGTATTGCTTTACGGACACTGCCTGGTCGAGAAATGAGCCGATGCCGTTGCCGATTTCGGTGAGCCTTTGAATGACGTATGCTTGCTGTTCTTCCGCTGTCAGATTAATGACCGTCCACGTATCGCTTACGAATGTGCCATCGAAAGCAAAGCTCTGAGAAAGCCGCTGTGTGGCAGGGTTAAACGATGGGATTGGCGATGGAGTGTATGGGTAATAGCCGTAGGTGGCTAGAGACGCATCGTCCAAAGCGTTGAAATTGCTGACAGTCGTGAATGACTGTGGTAGCCACTGTGGGCCTGAGATTTGACCGTTTGGACTGACTTGGCAATATTGCATTACGGGGTTCCCCATTTGGATCTTAGGTAGTTATTCATGGACGAAATCTCGGTAGCAGTAAGCGTTCGGGTGAATAGGACAACTTCGTAATAGTCTCCTGACTGGCTAAGATAATCTGGGTATCCACTACCACCTCCCTGTGAAAATATAGTTTGGATAGTGGTAGACCCAGAAGACTCAGATTTAGACAAAACTGCCGAGAATGACGGTGTATTCGTGTAAGTTAAATTGAATACAGTCGGGTTATATATCTTGCTGAATCCAGAATTTGTCCACGCTATAAGTTCTCGTACAAAGGACAGTGTGGTTGATGTCGATCCGATGTTGACCTTATAGTCTCCGTTGACCGTGAACAATCGCGTGTCCATTAGGCCAGATGCAACTCCCTTGTGGACAATAAAGATAGTCTTGCTGGAGCTAGACAGGGTTGAATAATAAATACGAGTTTCAAGGCTTGTACTGCACCTGACTGCCCCCAGCCCATTCTGCCCGCTTGCTGGTGGAACCCACGTTGGCCGCTCGCCTGCTGTTGCCTGTACTGCGTGCCTGTTATTGCCGGACAGATCGTTCCACTGGTAAATACTCTGGCCTGAAGTTGTGACTGGTGTTGTTCCAGCGTCCGTAAACAGCGTATTCTGCTGCGATGCGTCCAGCCAGAGTGCAGCACCTGTCACAGGCAGGGTTGTATTTGGGTTGTAAATGTCTGGCAATGCCGCAGCGGGTGGCGTGAATGCTGATTTGTATCGAGCGTATTTGGTGATGCGGAGGTCGTCAAGTTTTCCTAAGAAGTTGCGGTCACCACCGTTATTTGCAAGATTGTCGCCAATCATTAAGTTTCGCGTGGATGATCCGCAATTTCCTGAATGCGTACCGCTTGTAGCTAGTGAACCGTCTATGTACATAGCAAAAGCACTACCATTGCGAACAATAGCTAAGTGATGCCAGTTCCCGTCTCTGTAGTCGCCGCTGGATGGAATTAATATCGGGACGCTTCCAGAGAATTCATTGATCCAAAATGCCGGCCTGAACTGAGTAGACGATGCCAACGCATATAGCGAAAAAGCTCCAGCCGACCAAACATTGTTCTCGTTTGACACAAAGGTTTTGCCGTATGGACTCCCACTAGCCCCCGCCGGAATATTAAACCAGAACTCGATAGTAAAATTGCCCGTGCCGAAGTTGAATCCGCTTGACGCAGGAATCGTTAGCGAAGAGCTGGATGTGCCTGGAAAATCCCCGGCCTGTCCAAAACCGCTTTTTGCCCCTGTGTCGCTGGTTGTAACACCGCTTGAGGTCACCGTCAGTGCATTCGGCCCACTATCTACAAAGTTCGTCGATCCGTTCGTGCCATCCATGTGCAGCAGGAGCGAAACGGCTGAATAGTAAGGGTCGCCCCCACCACCACCACCACCGACAGACTTTTTGCTATTGCGGATAATGTTGGCTAGCATTAGAAATTCTGCCCTCCAACGTAACCCTGCCAATTCGTTCCACCATCTGAGGTAAAGAACGCAAAGCTATCCACCTTGCCGGATGTCGATGTAAGCGTTGGAGCAGTGCCGCCCGCCCACTTAATCGACGAAGGCCAAGTCACTGCTCTGGCAGTTCCGTCAGCAGTAAATATCAAAGTGAATGAAGCACCGGAACCGCTTGCGGGGACATTCGTGATGGTTATGGTGGTGATGGCTGCATTTAAACTGACCGTAAAGATATTCGACGTTTCGAGATTAAGCGTCAGCGTGCCGGATGAAATTGTTGGGCTGGAGACAGATTCGCTGTAATCCCTTAGTTTGGCTCGGATCAGCTCGTTATCCTGTAGGTTTTGCGTGCCTGTAAAGCTGTTTGCACCAAGTTTGACATCGGTCGTCAAGAACCCGTTTGCATCGAGGCCAACACCTGTTCCGAGCCGGACTCCACCGAGAGTGGATACTGTTGCAGCAGGAAGCGTGTATGAATACGTTGAGCTGATTATGCCGCTGTTTATTACGATGGATGATCCATCAACCTTAACTCCACCAAGAACCGTTGTCGATGCCGTGGGAAGCGTGTAGGATGAGCCAGTTGCGGCACTGATAACGCCTCCTGTAATCGTGACGGTCGTACCATCCACCTTAACTCCACCCAGAACCGATGTGGTCGCTGTGGGTAGGCTGTATGCGGCAGGCGTATTGCTTAAATCTGTGTAGCTTCCCGAGGTGGCAACCGTAGCAAGCGATGGCTTTCCTGTGATATTGGCATACGTAAAGTTGGCTGATGGAAGGTAACTTGATGCTGCATTCGCCGTTGTCAGGTATAACGTCAGGTTTGGCGTGTTACTGAGATCTGCGTAACTACCTGATGTAGCTACGTTTGCCAGAGTGGGCTTGCCAGTGATGTTTGCGTAGGTAAAATTGGCCGATGGTAGTTTTAAATCCAGTGCGGTCTGAAGCCCTGTGACCTCCGAAATGGCGTGCGTGTGAGCGGATGGTGCAAACGTGCTTGGCTTGCCTGTCAGGTTGGCATAAGTAAAATTGGCTGTCTCAAGTTTGGCATCCAGTGCCGTTTGCAAGCCAGTGACGTTGGCAATCGAGTGCGTATGTCCCAAGACTGCGTAGGTGGCGTTGGCAGAGGATATTGTCAGGTATGGCGTCAGATTGGCCGAGGTCAGACCGTCAGTGATGCCATAGCCAGCGAGCGTTGTGGGCGTGCCTGTGATGTTGGCAAAGGTCAGGTTTGCGGATGTGAGATAAGCCCCGACAGCCTGATAACGAGTGTCAGCATAGCCTTGCGTTAGAATCGAGTCGGATGTGTAGACAGGCGAAATATTGAGGTAAAA